TGCTTATTGCGATCACTGATAACATATTGGCCGACGCTTTTCCCTCTCCTGAGGAACCTGAATACATCAATAGCCCTGAAGCAGTTGGCTGATATGTGGAGCCTGTTCTGCATTAGAAGGTCTTTTAGAAGTTTCACCCTTTGTCTTACGGAGCCAGAGAACTTGGGTGCGCCTATCAGGTTTATCCTGCCTCCGCTTGCGGCGGCCACAACTCTGTGGTCGTAGGTGTTTGCGGAGGCCCGATACCTTACCATTGAGGATGTGTCTGACCAGTGAGTCCACCTCACCTTGTTTCCGATATGGCTCTCCAGCTTCTCTATCTTCTCCATCGCCTCCCCTGTAAAGTCTTCAAGTGAAACGTCTTGCTGGAGAACTACTAATTCATCAAGGATTGTCCACCTAGCTCCGTTGACGGTGTTCACTTTTTCCATGATATGGAACGCATGATTCCTGTCTCCCAAGTCCCATCCACCTATAAGTTCTGTGCATTTCTCGGTGGGCAGAATGACATCCCACTCGGATTCAATAGGGCTGTTAGCGTCTCCCACTACATGGGTGTCGTATTTAAACACCTTTCCAAAGTGGGAGTTTGTTGAGGAGGCTGTCCATTTCCCGAGGACATACCTGTCGTACATCTCGGGGTCGCCCCTGAATGTGGCGATCAAATCCTTCTTGTCATACTCGGATAGGTACGGGTTGTCATCAATCATTGCCTCAATGATCATAAACTGCTCCGCATACTCTGGGTCTGGGTGGTCTTCCTTGTTTGGCTCCTCATACCAAAGCTTGTAAATCCAGCTATTGGTTCCCTCTTCCGCAGGGTTGGTGTCACCAATCCACTGGTGGGATGTGTAAGCTAACCCCGGAAGGCGCAATTGCCCTTTGGATATTGAGAAAACACAGGAGTCTTTGAAGTTAGATAGCTCACTGAAGAAGATCAGGGAGAACCTAGTTCCCTTGATTTTCTCCTCTATGTCATGGTCTACATCCAGAGAGTGTAGCTGTATCTCAGTTTCATTGCCGTACATATTAGCCACTCTCATGTAGTGCATCTTGGTGACGCCGTCTACTTTGGGAGCCACGGTCACCTTGAACCCGGAGAGGTTCTCCTCCCATTCTGGGACGATCAGGTCAATCAGGTCAGACCAAACCCCGGATTTGGCGTTTCTTATCGTCTTGCAGAAGATTCCGACTCTACCGCTTTTTGTTTCCCAGCAGTGCCTGACCAGCCTATGGAGGACTCCGATAGTCTTAGAGGAATACCTTGGGCCGCTGACCAGAAGGTATCTCTTGGTGCAGTTGAATATCTCTAGCTGCTTTTTTGATATACTGGGATACCAGCAGCCACTAGCATCAAGCGGCATATCTGTGCTATTTTAGCGATTTGCAGGCATTATGGCAAACGAACTTAGAATAGACCTGACAGACCCAGCCATGCAAGAGGCATTTGCTGATTGCCAGCCGGGTGAAACACACACCATTACACTGGATGTAACGGTCTCGGAAAACGCGGAGGAACTGGTAGCTGATGTTGACCCGGAAACCGTTGAGAAGTACTCGGGGGAGTACGAAGAGGGGGAGTACGAGGAAGGGGAAGCCCCTAATGCTGTGGCATTAATAATCAAAGGGGATGCCAAAGAATCGTAAAAAGAAGGATGTACAGGTTAATTACAAAGATGACGGAACAATTGATGTTGAATTGTCCCTGAGGAGGCTGACGCCAAAGAGGGGGAAAGGCTACAGAAGCGTGCTTTATTTTGACGGAAAAATAAAAGGAGCAGGAGTAGAAGGATATGTTAAACTCTGGAGGCCGGTTACTAAGACGAGAAGAAAAGAGATTTTACGTCAGTTCCATAAGAACATGATTGCTGACAAATCACCAAAGATAATCTAATGGTAGACTTAAATGTACTGAACAAGAGGGGCGTAACGTCTGATGCCGCAAAGGGCATCTTTGATGGGAATGATGAGGATTTACCCCCAAAGGGGAAGGCGCTTGTAGACCGGATAAGGCACAGGATTGATGACGGACTTAACAGGTGCATCAAGAACCATAAGATATACCACGCTTTGGACTTGGCGTGGGACACGCCACTACAGCAGATCAGCAGCACCTTGGCTTATTCAATAGCCGACAAAGACCTAAGTGAGGAGACCGTCCTGAATGCCGCCAGAGACTGGGGGCTTACTGGACTGATAGAAACGGTGTCCGATACGAAAGGTCAGACAAAGAAACTTAACTTGCCTGTGTTCTTTAATATCTTTGTGCCCTTGGTGCGTTCATATGTGACTATCCGCTGGGCGAGGATTTACAATGACAGGAGGCAGTACCCTCTCTTTAAGTATGAGATGGGCAAGAACACCACCACTAACAGGCTAAGGGGAGAGATACTCAGTGACAGGGTTCAGGTGATAGCAAATCAGTATGGCTACAGTGAGCTACTCAAGCAGTCCATATTCCATATGCTTCACTACGGATGGGCTGCTCAGTTTCCTCAAGAGGAGTGGCACACTGAGAAGCAGACAGTTTTAGATTCAGGCGGGGAAGAAGAGGACAGGTTTGTAAAGGAGGGGATTAGGTACAACCTGCCTCACCCAAGCCGGGTATTCTTTGATCAGGCTCACAGGCCCACGACATTCAACTCAGACTCAGGATGCGAGTTTGCCGGGTATTGGAGGCTTATGAGGTATGGGGATTTAAGGAGGAACAAGAGCCTTTGGAATGTGGATAAGATCACATACGGCAGGACTTCTGACCTGCTTTCAAGGGCCAAGACTTACCTAGAATTGGTGTCCCCTTGCACGATGGAGTTTCCAAGGAGCAGGCAGGCTTTCGGCGTCACTGACAGGGAATCTGAGCTTGAGCAATATTATCAAACTTCGGATGACGACAAGGCCGTCTTGGTTACAGAGTACTATGAAAAAATTATTCCGAGTGATCATGGGCTGGGTGATTACGATAATCCTGTTTGGTTTAGGTTTGTTATTGCTAATGATAACACTGTTCTTTATGCCGCTCCTGTACCTTACTGTCCTGTTGTTTACTATGCTTACGACCCTCACGAAGGGAAAAGCATAAACTCCTCACTCAGTCTGGAGATAATTCCATTTCAAGATCAGATAGGAAATCTGCTGAGCCAGTATCTTCTCAGCGTGAAACAGAATCTAGCAAACATGACGTTTGTTGACACTGATCAGGTTCCTAAGGACATGATAGACAAGCTCCAGAATTGGGGTGAGAAGCTTTTCCGCAGCCTGAACTTCATGCCGTTCTCGTCCAGACAGAACAAGTTCGCGCAGAGTGATGTCAGGGAAGCCTTTAATTCCGTGCGCTTCAATGCGCTGGATACCAACGGAATTGTCGGGGCAATACGTCAGGTCATAGATATGCTGGAACGCTTGCTGGTTATTTCCGCTCAGGAAATAGCACAGGTGGCAAGCCACGAACAGACAGCAGAGGAGGTCAGGACGGTAGCGCATACGACAACCACCCGCTTAGCCTTTACTGCCACGGCGGTAGATGACGCTATGCTTGCTTGGAAAGAGCAGCTTTACCGGGGGTTAATGGCTTATGGTGAGGACGAAGTTTACGCGCAAATTAGTTCAGGCTATACGCCAGAGCAGGTTAATGACCTTGGCTTTACACTGGAAGAGAGGGATTCAGATAGCTCTGGCCTTGTCGGAGTACGAGGACAAAAGACGGCCCTTGATCTTGAAGTCATTGGTAGCTACCGCGATTCTCTGGATAGGACTTCAGATAATGCGATGGCCGCTGCACTGACACAGCTTTTCCAGATGGTTGCCAACGACCAAGAGATCAGGCAAACAATAGGTGTTGATCAGGTCTTGGATGTGGTTAACCAGATCGGAACTAAGCTTGGACTTCCGAAGGACTTTAAGCTACAACGGCTGGAAGGCGAAGAGGGCCAGCAGGCCACACAGCCTGACCAAATGGCTGCGGTAGCAGAGGAAATAAGGAATTCAATTATAGAAGAGGTAGGCGAGGCACTGAAGCCGTTAGCTGAAAACACCCAGCAAAACAGCAACATGATACAGCAAATTGTTGATGTTATTAAGGGTGGGCCACAGCCGCCAAGTCCTCAGCAGTATGATACAGGTAACCCAGTCCCCGCTGGAGTCGGAGCATCTGAGGGAAGTCCAGAGTTGGCTGCGACAAGGCCAGTGCAATAAGCTTAAAAAGCACATCAGAGGCAAGATTGCATTCCATCAGGAGGCTTCTTCTAGGCTTCTTATTGAGGCAATTGACGACCCAAGGAAAGAAGCGGACGCCAAGGCTGAAGCCGAAAAGGCTAGTCAATTAATTAAATTCATTGATACTCTTACCTCAATTGAGAACGGGAGCTTTGAGCTACCAATCACAAAGATAACCATAGAACAGTAGATTTATGAGTTCAGTAATAGACGAACAAGTAGAGGAACACATGGCGTCAGCAACCCTTCCGGGGATGAAGTTTGTTAAAGCCGCCCCTAAAGAAGAGCCGCTCCCCGGAGGGGAGGACGTTCGGGATGTAGTTCAGAAAGCTTCAGGGATTAAGCCTGCATTCCCTCGGGAAGCCGAGCCGCCCAAAGAACCTGAGAAAGAAGAAGCAGAACCTGAGGCAGAAGAAGCAGAACCCGAGGAGGAAGGGGTGAAGCCCGAGGAGGAGCCAGCTTCTGATGCGGTTGGCAGTTTCATGGACAGGCTTGGCTTCAAGAAGAAAGACAAGTCGGCTGCTGAGCCTGAGATTAAGGAGGCTAAGGAGGAGGAGCCTGAGGAGGAGCCTGAGGAGGAGGCCGAGGGGGAGGCTAATGAGGAGCCTGAATCTGAGGAGGAGCCCAAGGCAGGAGAGGAGCCTGAAGAAGCAAAGCCTAAGAGGAAGAGGAGGAAACAGGAAGGGATCAACGCTGAGGAAATAAAGGAAATCATTAGGGAAACCGCCCAGTCTGTCTCTCAGCAACACCCTGTCCCAGAAGCGGAGCCGCAATCAAGGCCGCCAGTTGAAAGTTCAATTGAGGTAAAGAACCGTGCTGATCTGGATACGTTTTCTGAGATGGAGGCAGACCCAAAGTATGACGGCATACGGCAGAAGTACCTAGATTACCTCACTAAACTCTCAGGTTATAAGGCCAACTGGCTAAAGGAAAACAAGGAATCCAAGTTCAATCTGGATGACATAGAGCATGAAGATTTTGTTTCCGAAAACCAGCCCAGCTATGACCCTAGCGACTTCACTGATGCGAAGATTACGGTCAAGGCGCGATCCCTAATGGAAGAACAGGACAGGCGGTACAGGCAGGAAATTGATGAGCTAAGGGCTTCTGTTGATGAGGGCAACATGAAGGAGGAGCTTCAGACCGCATCCAATGCAAGCATAGCTGAGGTGGTGAAAATAGCTGACGAAGGTTATTTAAAGGTGGTTCAAGACGGGGGAGGAGACGCCCTGAAGGACTCAGACCCGATAGCTCACGATGTTCTGAATGAGGTTCTCTCTCAACATGACAAGCATTTGTACGAACTTGAGAAGCTAACCCACCCATCCAAGAAGTTCAGGGTCAGCACAAGCAACAAGGTGCATAAGGATTTGCTTGAGTTTGCTGCCAAAAAAGAGGCAGACATAATGAAGCTGCCTCAAGGCGAGCAGGTGCATGAAGGCAAGAGGTTTGTCACAGCAAAACAGTGGGCATCAATGCCGCAGAACCAAAGGATGAGTTATTGGACTTTGCAGCCTGAACACATAAAAGCCATGTACATCTCCGACATTGGGGGGCAGGCAAAAGAACGCATAGAGAGTCAGCGTGCGGTTTTTGATAAGTATGTGAAACACAAGTCGGGGCAAAAAAGTTCCCCGAAGGAAACCAAGGGGGTGAAGAAACCTCAACAAAGACGGGCTAAAACCAATCCCCCAGCAATAACGGGTGAAGCCGTTTCGGCAACAGGCAGCAGCCAGACTGCTTCAGTTGACATAGGGGATAAAAGCAAAATGAGCAAAAGACTATGGGGATGATATACTCCGCTGCTTGAGCAATTAAACATTGCAACAATTAGGAGATAAATATTATGGCAACTGTACCTAATCCCGTAGACACTACGGTAATTAAAGACTCCAGCACACGCAGCAGCGTGGCGATCTGGAATAACTACGACACCTGCGGCACTATGACGCGGGCTGATGTTGGGCTGGCAGAAACTGCCGACCTAGACGACATTTTCACAGCCTCATCTGCGGCTGAGATGGGAAAGACAACCGCCCGTTACCGGGACATGGAGAGTCTTCTTGTTACCCAGATGGAGCTTAAAACTTGTGGTGGGCGTCAATATGGTATGTATGACTGGCTAATGTCCAGTGCTACATCTATGGGAGCCAACCTTACTCAGCGCAAGGTTTCCGGTGGAGTGAGTGAGATTGAGCCGTTCATTCTGGCAGCCCAGAAAGATGTCATTAAGGATGACTACTGGCTGGTAAGCCACATACTCAACTATCAGTACA